ACGTTCCAGCACCTGTTCCTCCACTTGTTTGTGACCACGCACATACATTGACATATGAATTTGTTGTAAGACCGTGAGCATTAACACTGACAGTGATACTGCTAGATCCGCTTTCCGTATTAAAAGCTCCGGTAACTGTGGTGAACCATGAGTTTTCAGGAGCGGATACACTTACATCATAAGGAGTGATATCATAAAACAAACCAGCAGTATACAAATAAGCTTTATGCTCAGTCGCAAAACCAATATATTTTCTCCCGTCCAACGCTGCCCAGTTGTGAACAACTCTTCCGGTTCCGATAAAAGACGAAGTACTTTTCTTTTGCCATCCCCGAATGCTTTCCGGTTTACCGTCCCTGAACCTGACACGATTACCATCAAACCACCCACCTTCAGCGGCATACTCTGTGGATTCTCGCATAATGCCGGGTCGGAAATCATATTTAACTGTTCTGGTTTCAGTTGACATTATGGTTTAACTTGTAAAGTTTTTAATAGCTGCTACATCTATTGCCTTCATGGTTCCATCAGTGCTGACATCACGTACAAAATAAGTAACTAAGTCTACAGAGTCAGCAGCGGCTGATTTTGAAATTGTAACTCCAGATGGAAACTTCCACGCACTTGTCGGAAAGTTGAAAGTAGAGTTAGCTGCACTTGCTCCTGTAACAAGATAAATAGCTCCTGTCTGTCCTACTTTACCATTTGTAGGAGAAGGAAGAGCAACAGAGACTGCACCCGAAACAGCACCGCTTGCCTTAATCATAAAGAAATTAGTTTGACTTAAATCAATTGTCGTTGTTGCACTTGCTTTGATAGTAGTTATGGCACACATGCTTCGTTTGTTAACGGAAACGTCTCCATTAAAAGTAGCAACGGAAGAAAATGTTGTGTGACCAGCAAATGTAGCTGATCCGGTTGCACTCAGATTAGTTATGAGTCCACTATTAAAACTTGTCGCACTGATGGAGCTTTGTGTTATTCTTCCGAAATTAAAAGACGGATCACTTGCTGTACTTGTTCCGATTGACACCCGTTCTACAAATTGATTAGCTATATACCGTGTGTTGTCTTTTGCGCTTGTAGCAGCAAATCCGGTAAATAATGGGACAACAGTTGTCGGTGTGGCAAGTACACCCATCGTAGCATTCTTTGGAACATTTGATCCTACATTACCTGTATTCTTTACCTGTACGGAAAAAGCATTTGGATTACGAACAATGTACATTTTACCTGCCCACTGTGCGCCGTTGGCAACAGAGGCAGTCGTAAAGGTTGGAACAATAAGATTAACAATTGAAGTAGATGTTTGAGTTCCGGTGATTCCTATGACCGTAAGTTTACTTTGATCTCCCAATCCGTCGTTACGTGTCAGAGTTTTGTCGGCTGCACTTACGTAATCTATAGAACCTGAAATGTTTGCACTGAATGCATTGTCCACCATCTCAATAACATTCTGATTGAGAATAGTTCCCCACGCATTCGCATTCTCACCTGATCCCTGTTTAGCCAGCTTTACTGTTGGTGTGTAAGTTGTAACCATCGTTATTGCGTTCCTTGTTGCAGGTTATTTAAACCGCCAGCCGGATTATCTGCGATTTCCATGTCATCCCGTCTTGCCCGTCTTGCTTCATTGTTTAAGTACATGGCCTCTCGTTGATACTGTTGATCCCAGTAAGCAGCCGCTGCCGGATTCTTCATCCAATAAGTTGCTTCTACCATACTCGCATAAAACAGAGCGTTACCACAGTACTGGGTATAATAATTCTCTTCGTTTGTGCTGGAAGCTAATGCTGCTGGTTGTGCTACATACGACATTTCTATTGAATAAGCAGAGACAGGAGCAGGAGCAATCAGGATCTGTTCCGCACCAAAGTTAGCAAAATAACGCGGTACTCCTACAGATGTCCTGTCACGCCAGTAGTCGTTAAGGTAATCTTTACTTCTAAGAAGCAACTGTGTCCGTTGTCCTGTTGATGTCGTAAAGTTTACATTCCGAATAACCAACGCTCTGTTAGGTGTAGCAGGTTTGGTTACAAAAGGGTCTCCCTGTACAAAGAAACTTGTAGCAAAGTTAGTTAAACCTAACGAGTCAATCTCTCTTGTAAGACGCAGTTCAGCACGATCTATAAAATCAGGAACAGAGTCAGCAAATTCTGTACCGTCGTTTTCCGCTGTCTGTTTTATACGGCTAACCAATGATGTAAAAGTCAATGCCATTTATTTATTTTCCAAAGTCCAAATAAACGTTCTTGTTGGTTGTGTTGTTTTTCTCCACACTCTTAGATCTTGTCCAAACTTAGCCTGTACTCCTGTAAGTGAAACGGGCATGTTAATAACATTTTCAAACGTTCCTGCATTAAAAGTTGATCCTGCTCCACTTACACTTACAATGTTTTCATTAATGACCGTAAAGCCATTTGTTCCAAATGTGGCTCCTGTTCCCGGTATACCAACACTTAAAAATATTTCTACAGTGAAGTCACCTGCACTGTATGCTGCACCCGTCCCACCTAAGTCTACACTTGCGTGTCCAAAGATAGTAAATGCACTTTGATTAAAAGTAGCATTTGTTCCACTTATTGTAACATACGCTGCCCTTGCTTCACCTGCATACGATCCAAATGGTGCTGTGGCAAACGGTGACTCCCCAAACATCATTTGGACTTATTCTCCTAATTCAGGCCAAACAGACAAAAAAGGATATTTCTTCATCTCTGCTGATCTTTTACTTTCTGCTTCTACATTTATTTTTTCCAGATCACTATCGTATGCCGTCTTCTGTTCAGGTGTAAGAGCTTCTATTTCTTTTATATTTAGTATAGTAATATTTAATGTTTTTGTTGCTTCTTCTTTAAACTTACTTAAAGGATTAGCATCAGCATCAAAACTCATAAGAAGAGCGGCGATTGCATCAGTATCAGTAGCAGCGTCAATAGCATTTTCCATCTCCGTAGCTTTGGCGCGAATTGCGTTACGCCATGTTTCAATATTAGCAGGAACATTTGTTCCGGTATCGTAGTGTCGTATGTATGCCCAATCAGTCTGACTTAAAAAAGATCCTTGTTGTTTTTTAACTTCGTTCTTTAAAGTTAACTTAACATCATCAAGAGGTTTAGCAGTGGACGTGATCTTTCCATTGATGTCCTGTGACCACATATAAAGTCTGGAATCGGGAGGACTATCATAGATAACCTCTCTTATATTCATGGCATCCTTCTCATCCTTAGACCATATATTCCAATTGCCCGGATGCTGAGTTCCATTAGAATCAGTCCACGACCTTCCCGGTCTTATTACTTTATCTCCATATTTCCATGTCATCTAATCTATCCTTAAATTTAAACTGCTGTAGCTGGAGTTACGCCATCACCACCAAACGGTGTACACTCATTCCATGTAATCATCGCAGTACCGTTTGTCACAGTACCAGTATTCCTTATCTTTACTGCACCAGCCGTACCGTCAATTGGATATGTTGTGGTTTCTGCATTCGTCCAATCGAATGTTACTTGATGAGTTATTGGATTGCCATTCGGATCTCTGGCTCTCAGATTGGTGTGATAATCTTCACCAGCCGTGCTACGTTTCGCAACATGCAATTTTGGAGTTCCATTAATCCAAAGAAAAGGACCGTCAACATTAGTATTTCCAGTGAACTTTCCAAATTTACGCCATCCCGACATCTCTGCCCAAACAATCACTCTATATGTACCAGTAGCGTTAGTGGCCTTGACTGTGACATTAGTTCCATCGACAGTCACATATTCGGTAGCTACTTCAGCCGCCCAATAAAAGTTTATATTATTACCGCTTGATAAATCAGGATGATTAATCCACCACTCATCAGCAGCATCTGATCGTTTTGAGTGCGCCATAAATCTGGAACTATCACTTGTTAAACCATGTGCTTGATCAGTATCTGCGCCATTGGTATGTGAGATTTCAGCCGTGTAGACACCATATTCCGCACCTACTCGCCATGTATAGCCATTCCAATAGGCTGCTGCATTAGTAACTGAAGGATTAATAAAGGCAGATTTAGCCCCCGGACTAGGACCGGGTAATGTAAGTTGATTTGTAGGATCATCACTGAATTGCCAGTTTGCACCAGTACCGCCCGTACTCACCATTCGGTACATATTGATGTAGTTAGTCCATGTTTCGTTTCTAGCGGCATCTAAAGTAGTAACAATATTTGCACCCGTATCATAAGCTCCTACGAATTGACTATCAACATCATCTATACGTTGCGGTGAAGGTATGTTAGCTGTATTAAGAGCTTGAAACCCAGTTGGTACTGTCCCTGCAAAAGTTGATTGGCCGAAGTTAGCTGATATAGTTAAATGGGTCTGAGCGTAACCAAATGGAAATATAATTTGTCCGTTAATTTCTCCGCTGAAAGCCGCGTTACTGTCATCCGCTGCTTCTACTTCCGCAATAGTAGCACCACCTTGATAAACACCGCTTTTAGAAAACCAAACAATATCATTGTCTAAATCCACAGCAATTCCCATGACTTCTGTCGTGAAAAGCGCACCATATGCTGATGATGTAGAAGGACTATTTTTTTTGCCAGTGTAAGACGAATACGACCACGCATCACCACCAATAGAATCCCAACCACCACTATCAGGATCAGTCTCTACTAAGTCTCCCGAATTAACTGCCGTTTGGCTAACAATGCCATATTGCATATAGTTGTTACTGGAAGTAAACTCCCAATACCATTTACCTTCTGATACACCGATGTTGCAAAATACTCCATTATCAGAAGCAGTAGAATAGTATACCGCATCCCTGTTTCCATTCTGATAGGTCCACCCCAATCCAACGGATGAGGGTCTAAGAGAAGCCCAAATGCAGTAATTAGTTGTTGGTGTATCAGTTACTCTATCAGTATCAATTAAATTATAAGGTGAAAAATCATTATTATTTCCAGATGTATCAAGTCCAAAATTAATAGTAGGTGTTTCTAATGTAACAACATTGCTTGTAGATGTTCCTACACCAATTTCAGATGCTACATTAACCCATGTAACAGCGTCATCTGAATATTCAAAATACATATCGGTATTCCAGTTATAGTGGATACCATAATCATTCGGGCCATACCCTATTACTTTTGTAAGCGCAATATCGGTTGTAAAGTCAAGTCCGAAAGCCCAATGTCCGTTTTCTGCTAATGTCATAGCAGAATCAGCAATACCTGCATCTGTAACACCATTATAGGCCAAAGCTGTAGTACTATCCCGGTTACTTACTGCTCCAACAAGTGTATAACTAGCTAAAGTTGCAGGTGCTATTTGTCCAGCCGCTGTGAAGTATTCCACTTCTGCAAGAGAATGCCACTGAGATGAGTAATAGGCCGTACTATCAAAGCGAACTCGCCAGTATCTATGACTGTTATCTTCACTTGCAAAATCAAGAGAGAATCCATTGGTTCCATATGAATTATCAGAAGGACCGAAAGAAACAGCTTGAAAACCTGAATTTGATAAAGCGTGTGCTGGTGTGGCAGTTATAGTCAGATCTTGTGCAGTAGAATTCGTGGCAGAAGCCCCACTCCAATTGGTATTTGTAACTCCTATATTTTCATCAAAATCTTCTGTAAGACCAACCCATGTGTATCCTGTATGGCTATAACCACCATCTCCCATACCAGCAAGAGCTACACCACCTACTGGAACAGAAATATCTGTTGTTCCGGGGTTGGCATCACTCTGACCAAAATCGTATGGACCTCCAACTCCAGTTAGCCGCCATAAAGCAATTCCCATTTCAGTTTGTGCAGACCCGGATGTAACAACTACATCTCCACTTGTTCCAGTAGGAACAGTCGCATACCACAATGTATTCTTACGAACTGTTGTAGGGGTTAGAACTAATGTTGCAGCAATACCTCCGATAGTTACTGAAGAAGGAGTTCCAGTTCCAGTACCATCTAGTGCAAAACAAACAATAACTCTGTCAGAGGCCGCTGCTCCTAAATTTTGACCCGAAAAGGTGTAAGTCGTTAAGTTGCTAGTATCCACAGTACGTTGAAGGAAGGATATCGCTGCGGCAGTAGAACTTGCTGAATACGCTATTGGCCTCCATATTCCCTTTCCATCAAACTCTCCAAACGAAGTGGGTTCATGTTGATTACCGTCAACATAATTAATTTGAGAAAGATATCCGTCAAATTCTTCATTTTCACTTTCATTTGCACCAATAGTCTGTAGAACTGTATTGCTGATTTCAAACTGATCAAATTGAGAAGGATTTGTTTCGGTATCAAAAGCAGTAATC